TCTGCTTCTTCTTCTGCACCTTTTTGAAGTTTTTCAATAAGTGCTCGAACTTCTTCGGCAGTAGGCCGCGGATATTTTTCGTCTATTGATTGAGCTTTATCTGCTAGTGCGCGTTCCTCGTCACCAAGAGTGCGCTTTTTGCAACGAAGAACTTGTAGAGTATACTCTACATTAAATGCAAGAGGTCCGGTTTTAGTACGTTTAAATACTACATCCCAACCATCATCATAATCAGTAGGATCGCCCAGGTCTTCTGCAGCAGTCAAGATTTGCTCAAACAGCTTTTTCTTTAGATTTAAGACTTTTACTTTACCATCTTTAGGGTCAATGCAATTAACTGCATAACTCCATGTGCACTTTAGATCAGGATAAAAATCAGGAACATGATCTTTTTCTAGATTATCAAACTTTTCTTTATCACGACTAAATGCTAGGCATTCAATAGGAATATCTTTGTTATTAGTGCCTTTTACCCAGTATACATATCGTGGAAGTACTCCACCAATTAGACGAACTGAATTTTCGCCGTCTTTGTACTCGTATGCTTCTACGCTTGATTTTTGTGCTTTGCCTTTTGTTTGCTTAAATGAGAGTGCCATTGTTTTCCTCGTATATAAATTTTAAGTGTGTGTTTTCAATAATTAAAAGCGGATTGTGTTTAATTGTAGCTATGTTTAAGTCTGGGTATAAGGTTAAGTCAAGATATATTTGTTTTAGCAATTTATAGCTTAAGTAATCTCTGCGTCCTGCTAATCTTATGTATTGTGCCTTAAATGCTACATCAGTAGTTTTATCTTCAAATAGACCTTTAGGATTTAATAAAAAACTATTTCCAGTTATAATTTTAGGAATTGGTTTAAATTTTTCCTTAATATTTTTTGGTATGGTTTTGCCTAACCATGCCTTATGTAAGGCGGTAACTAAATACATAGAATCATTTTTAGTTACGTATTCTAACTTTTGTAGGTCAAAGAAAAATATCATTTTACCAAATGAAAATATATTATATCATGCGTGATATACTTTTGCAAGTGCAAATTTTTACTGCGTTTCAACTTGCCAGCCTTTACGTAAATAAAACCCAAGCCTATTAGTATTTTGACGCTTATCTCCGCGACCACTAAATTGTAGATCAACTACTAGCGGCTGTTTTTTACCAGGATGTTGTCGTTGTATGCGTCCAATAATTTGTTCTAATAAGCTATCGTTACTAATAGGTACTGCTAAGATAACGCAACTGAGTGAGTTGATGGAAATACCTTCTGAGAATATTTGTCGGCTACCAGCAATCGACATTTTTTGGCGGCTAAGAAGTTGTTCTTTGATTTGTTGTCGTTCCTCAAATCCGGTTTCGCCAGTAACCAACACACACGTTTCTCCGACATATTCGCTTACCTTTTTAAGAAAATCTACTCTATCTGCAATAATTAATACTTGATGACCCTCAGCCATTTCTTGCTGAGCAATGGCTGCAATAAATTTTTGATAGTTGTCTAAACCACATAAGTGTGTTATTTTATCTGTCCATGCAGCCCCTGGTTTAAGCATGATACCAGTATTGACTGTTCGAATCGTCGGGGTAAGTGTATGACTTTGTGGTGGTTTGACAATATGACGGCCAAAATAGTCTTGAAATACTACGTGTTTACCGTCTTTGCGTTGCATTGTTCCACTAAGAGCAATGCGAAATCTAGCATGAAAAGCGTCGATAATTTGTGAAAATGTTGTTGCTGGACAGTGATGTGCTTCATCTAAAATAACGGTTCCAAATTGTTTGCTTAAATTGTCACAGTGTTTTACTAAAGTCTGCACATTAGCAACTGTAATCGCATGATCTTCCCAGTCTATAACACCGCCACCTATTTGACCAGCAGGCATCCCAAATAGTTTTTCTACTTCTTCAGCCCATTGATCTCTGAGCGCAGCAGTATGTGTAACTACTAGTGTACGTTGCCCTAATTTTCTAGCCAAGTGTAGTGCAGTAAATGTTTTGCCCCAACCTACAAGTGCATTTATAAAGCAAGTGTCTGCGATCTCATCATATACTACTTGTTGTTCAGATCTTAGCTCAAATTTAGGACTAGGAAATGGTACTGGCATTAATACACGTTTATCAACCAATTCCCAGCCTTGTGGAATAAGATCTACTCTACCTTGTGGTAGGCTAACTATGCCTTTAGGTAAAAGTTTATAGTTTTTTACAGTTTCTATAGATTGAAAATGCTTACTACCAGTATCTTTTTTAAACTTATAGGTCAACTCACTAATAATTTTATTAGTATGTTCTCCGCCTGGATCATTTAAGTAAATTCTGTTACTGATAATAGCTTTCATAGTTTATGATTTATTTTATTTGTGACCAAATTTTTTGACGAATTTGATCTTGTAATTCTTTGGGCAAGTGAACGTAATCTAATTCTTCACTCATTTTAGCACCATTACGAAATGCCCAGTCAAAAAACTTAAGTGCTTCTTGACTAGCTTTTCGATCTTTGGGTTCTTTATACATTATAATAAAACTAGCAGTACTAACAGGCCAGGTATTTTTACCAGGTTGATCAACTATACTTAGGCCCATGCCGGGTACACTAAACCAATCAGCACCAGCAGCTGCAGCAGCAAATGAAGTGTCATCAGGGTCTACAAACTCTCCAGCTTTATTTTGTAGTTTCATATATGTCATGTTATTTTTCTTAACATAAGCATATTCTACATAACCAATAGAACCTTTAATTCTACGAACATTGGCTGCAACACCTTCGTTACCTTTACCACCAACTGAACTAGCCGCGGGCCATTTTACAGCAGCTCCACGCCCAACTCGATCAGCCCATTCTTTGCTAACCACTGTTAAATAATCTGTCCAATTAAACGTAGTACCAGATCCATCAGCACGATGTACAACAGTAATAGCTGCATTTGGTAAATTTTTACCAGGATTTAATTCTAGCAATTTAGGGTCGTTCCAACGAGTAATGTTTCCCATAAAAACTTCAGCCATTACTGTACCAGTAATACGTAGTTCTCCAGGTTGAAAACTATCTAGATTAACAATGGGTACAGTACCACCAATAATTGCTGGAAACTGAACTTGACCATTTTTATCTAAATTTTCGCCAGATACTGGGGCATCAGAAGCACCAAATGTTACAGTTCCAGAATTAATTTGGCGAATGCCACCACTACTACCAATACTTTGGTAATTTAATCCTACGCCAGTTTGCTTTTGATAGGCTTCTGCCCACTTAGCGTAAATAGGATATGGAAAAGTAGCACCAGCGCCTGTAATTTGTTGTGCTTGTGCTGCGATAGCAATTGTACTAATTGCTACTAAAAATAATTTTTTAATCATAGTAATCTGTGTGTTGTTTTAAAAGGGTCTAAATATAGTCCATATAAAATATAGCCAAGCCCCCACTGTAGTACACCAGCATATTGTTCACCGTTGTTAGGTCTGCGTAATGATTTAAAACGCTGTGATAGACCCTCAAGTTCAAGCACACATCCTAGTCCAGTTGCAGGTAACACTCTAGTAATCTTCTTGCATACTAGCTTGGCGCGTGTTAATTTTCTGTACTGAAATAGGTATCCACTGGTATCTATAAACCACGTAGTTGGTTTTGCTAATTTAATTAAATCTGCTAAGAAATATATAGCGGTACGTATAGGAAATAGTTTAGTGGTTCTTGTAGTACGTATTTGCAATCTACGTAAACCAATGGTTTGAGCCTGAATGTTCTTATCGTCTACAATTCGTAAACCTACTCTGCGATCTTCAGTGTCTTTGTCTACATATTCCTTAGAGTAAAACACAAGCCCATGATGCTCTTGAGGCTTGTGTTCGCCTAGTCTAAATACGGGCCAAACTATTTGCTGAATATTCATAGGTTTTCTCAAAATCGCCAAAGCTATAGTCGTCACCAACATCTTGATCTACACCAATAGGCGATCCTTGAATACTACAACCACGATCTTGTTGAGTAGCTTGTTTTAAAATTGAACAATATTCA